GACTCCAAACTTGGATGTAATCTTCGTCAGTAATGTCGTGATAAAGATCCAAAGGAATGCTTGGGCTTTCGTCACTGTTGAACTGAAGGCTAGTAAACATATTGCTTACTGTCGGAGCTGTATTAACAACTTCTGCCAAAACTGGACCGATAAATTCAGCCAAAGCAGTTTGAGCTTCGTACGCAACATCGCGATTCTTCGAAGCCATAGCTTTGATAAGCTCGACTTGCTCGGGTGTTCTTTCTAAAGTAATTTTCATTATATTAAATTTCCTTTCTTAGAAGCTGAGTTTGCAGAGAACTTTATCTCCGGCGCCAGTAGCAACTATAGAACCAACAACAGTTGTTTTAACGTCTGTGGTCAATAATCCACCGTCACCAAGATAAATTTTTGCTCCCGCGGAAGCGTTAATGATATCTGGTGTGCCTGGAGGTGTTGCGTCTGGATCAGATCCATCAGAATCATGATCATATTCAGCAAAAGCGCTAGCAGCAAGCAATACAAGTCCGCGAGTCAAAACAGGAACTGTTTGACCAGGAAGAACTGCTTGAGCTTCGTCCAATTTTTGTTTGTAATAGAGAAGTTTTTCTCCATTTTCGTCGTACGCTAAGGTTTCACGAAGTGTGATACCCAAAGCTACGTCGCTAGCTCCTGCAGGTTCAACAGTCATACCGTTGTAAGGGTATGCATTGTAGCCGATGTGTGCACTGGTCTGACTTGCGCCAAGGTACTTTCTGAGCTCTTCGCCAGAAGCATGTTTGCTAAGTCCAGACGGCAAATCACCGGGAAGTGTTGCTCCCGCACTTACTTTGACCACAACGCCAGAGTCCCACTTTCCGCTACCAGCTTCTGTCCAGCTTTGAAAGCCGTCAGTTACGCCGGAAGTAGAAAGAGAGAACATGTTGACAACGTCGTGTTCACTGTAGTCTCGGTATGGTAGTATTCTTTTTGCCATAATTTTTTTTCTTTCTATATATTAGTATGAAATTTTAACAGATTCTTTGAAAGTCTTGGCGAGACGATCGCGAAGCGATTCGTTGTCGGAAGAACTTTCGTTATTGTTGACAACAGCAGCTTCTTCAACTTCAAGAGCGTCAAGAGCTTCAGTAACTTCATCAGTTGTTTCTTCTGAGGCTTCAACTTCTTCTTGAACTTCAGATGCTTCTGAAACTTCAACTTCTACTTCTGCTTTTTCTTCTGTCGCAGCTTCGACTGTTTCAAGACGCTTTGCAACTTCTGCAGCTACGCGGTCTTCGAATGCCTTTTGCTCGGCAGCGATAAATTCTTTGTTTTTGTGTTTCCAAACTTTAGCAAGCTTTTCTTGATAACCAGCGAAACTTTCTTCGGTTTCGTCAAGGTCAGCAAGTTCAGATGCTACGATCTTGGAATCTTCTTCATCAAGTTCATAGATTTCGTTCAACAACTCCATACGGGCATTGAAACGAACTTCAGATTCACGAGCAGCATTTTCTTGTTCGAGAGCTGCAAGCTTTTCTTGTGTGGATTGTAGTTGCTGCTCTACTTCGCCCATTTTCTCTTGAAGAGAATTTTGAGCCTGAACAGCTTCTTCTTTTTCAGCTTTAGCCTTTTCAAGATCAGCAACGTATTGTTCGCCTTTCTCGCGGATAGCCTCGATAAACACTTTAGAGATGCTTGCGACGCTCTCTTCAGAGAAATCTTGGTTGCCAAGCTTTTCGTCTAAAGCTGCTCGGAATTCATTTATGATTGTGTCTTTGTCCATAATAGTATTATTATTGGTTTCTTTGTTTAGTACATTTTCCTGAGAGGAATGGGAAGTTTTTTTGCTTTTTGTTATTAATTTGTCGATTGGTTCATTTCTGCTGGATGTGGCTGGCTTGCTTTCTCCTTGTTGTGCAACCAATCCTTTTACATCAGCTGCTGGGTTGGATGTGAATCCAATTCCAAGAGGATAAATTTCGCCAACAATCAAGCGATTAACTTTTCGACCATCTTTCAATGTTCCTTTTCCGCCCAAAGATTTTAAATAAGGAGAGTATGCTTCAACTTCTTGAGGATCTGATACAATTGTTGATTCGTTCAGATCGTCACCGCCAACTGCAATCACATAATCATTGAAACCAACTTCCCAACTTGTGGAAACGGTTTGATAGTAATCACTTTCTGGATCGGTTGAGTTCATTACCAGATCAGCAAACTCTTTGCTTGCTGTTTTGTAGACAACTGCGGCAAGTGCAATATTGTAAGCGCCCTCGGTGATCAAAGCTTCATCGTCATCCATCAATTCAGATGAATCATCGTATCTTGAAAATCCAGCAGATACAATGTGTCCAACAATTCGATCGCGATCGTGTTCAATGTTGGTTGGTTTGTGAACGAAGTAGTCTTTGATTGCCACAGCTGCTTCGCTGGCAATGCCATCTCCATTTTTATTAAATTTGTTTACCACTGCTGCGTTGAATGCCACGCCAAGCAGATCAATGTTGCGATCAAGATCGATGTTCGCAGGAATCAAAGGTCTCAGAGAATCAAGCGATGCCTGACTGATATTCGAATTCTCAATCTCACTTGATGCGAAAATTACGCTATCAAAAGTTGTGGTGTATTTATATTCTTTGGTCATTTACACAAAAGGTACACTCAGTTTATAAACATGGGAGTAAAGGTATAGTTTACATTATCAACTTTTGCATTCATCATATCATAATACAATTTAACCATCCAGTTTCCAAGTACAAGCGCACTATAACTATCTTTTCTTGCTTTTTCTGGACCAGTTTGTCGTTTTAAACTTGGCGGCAAATCGAAATTTTGTGTGCCACTTGCAGAGGTTGTGATTTGAATCAATGAGCATTGTGTTTTGATGAGATTCATCATATCAAATTGATGTTCCACAAAGTCGATCATTTTTGCAGCATTTGTTTGACGCTCTAAACTCTGAGATGTTCTCAAAAACTTGATATCTTGAATGGGTATCTTTTTGTTGCGTTGTTCGTTGTATGCATCATCAATTGCGCGACTAGCAAAGAAGATTCTACGATGATCAAAATTTGCTTGCAACAATTCATTCGCCAATCGTATCCATTGGCTGGTTGGTTTTCGCAGATAACAAATTGTTTTGTCTTGTAAATTATATTCTTTCTTTCCTTCAATTATTTTTTCTTGGTAATGTTCGAGATCATCAAAGTTTGTGTTTAGACACTTGATGTTCATTTTGTTTTTCTTAAACAAACTACTTTCATTGCATGCATTGATAAATTGTACGCCTCCATTATAGTCGCCAACAATACTCACAATATTAAAATGAGTGAGCAAATAATAAAAATAAAAAATGTGTTGTTTTAAATTCGTTCCGCTGAGTGCATAGCTGTGAACAACAGTTCCAATTTTTTTGTCGTCATTCAATTTTATAACCATCATTGCAAAGTCGTCGCTGCTTTCACTTTCTGCCCAACTGGGGTCGAATGCAAGAATATATTTTGCGCCCACCTCGCCACAAACTTCTATGTTTGGAGATTCACCTTCTTTTAATGTGCAAGCGGCCATCTTGGATGTTTTAAAATAACCGCTACTGTCGTCGGTGAATATCGATCCAAACTCGCGATCAAACTGGCTCTGACTCATGGTCGATTTTGCTTGATCCAAAAGATTCTGATCGTACAATTGTTTGGGCGCACAATCGTAACTAAATTGCATGATCACTCGATGCGCTTCAGTTTGTTTTGTGCTGCCAGTTCGTATCAAATCTTCAAACTGCTCGTATGCTTTGTACATATATTCAAATTTATAACTTGCAGAAGAAAGTGCAATCAGTTTATTGTTTTTCCAAATGTGTCGATCTTCTTCTTTCATTTTGCCCTGACCAATAAGATCAGTTTCTAAATTATGCAAAGCTTCTCGTTGTGTTGGATTTTCTACAACACTCAAGAATGGTATGATAACCTCATTGTAAATTCGTTCGGGCATGAGTGCAAACTCATCGATGATGATTCGATGAAAACGAAAACCCCGAAGTTTTTCACCATCACCAAGTGGCAATGCGCGAATTCGACTGCTTCCAATTTCAAGCAGCCATTCATCATTGCTTTTTGATTTGTGCGTGATGCATTGCGCAAGATATGCAGCACCTGGCTTGCTGGCAATATCTTCTATTTTTTTGAAAATCATTTTTGCCTGACGAAATGACTTTGATAAAATACCAATTTCAACTCCTTGATTGAGCAGTGCATCAAGATATGCATAAATCGCGGTGGTAAATGACTTACTCATTCCACGACTCCAGACCCCCATGAAATAATCTGTTTCGAACATCGCTTTGATTGCCATGTGTTGAAATGGAAACAACTGCACGCCGCTCACCAAGTCAGCAGTGAATGTGATATTCTCGCGCAAAAATTTATACAACAATATCTTTGCTTCTTTTTCTTCGATGAAACCTTTGATTTGACTCAATTGCTCATTAAAGTTGTCATCGCCTCTACGAGACAATTGATTTCCTGTTTCCCACGCCATTAGATTAATCGATTGCTGATGTAGTATTGTAAATCAACATTCCATAATTTCTTACCTAACGTTAAAATTTTTGGAATTAATTGTTGAGATTGTTCGCGTCCACCTGTAAAAATGAATTGACAATGTCCAGCGAAGTCGTGAGCTAATACTCGCATATTGTGATAAATGTATTTCATGTTGGATGTGTGTGGTGACCATTTGTTGCGCTTTTCCATGGTACTCATGTCAGTTTCGGTGACCACAAAAAGATAGCTGTCAAAATCTTTTGTGCGTTGCAGTTCTGCGCGAAATCGATTGAGACTGTTTTTGCTGAGTGTTGATTTGAAGTCTGTTTCGCTTTTTCGATCAACATATGTATAATCGTAATGCTTGCTGCCCACAGCATAATCACCAAAGTCTAATTTTAACGATTCTGAATTGTCGAATTGCAATGGCTGTTGTTCGCGTGTGTCAACGAATATTTTAACATCATCTGGAACTGGATTGTTCCACTCATCAGGAAGTCGCGAACCAAACAGTGGCTTGACTCCAACCAATTCGCATGCATTGCTGTACGAACCAAAGTGTTTTTGATACAAATCAACAGTGGGCATGTCGCTTGTTTTTAATTCTAGATGTGAGGGGCCAAACTTTAAATCTTTTCGCTTGATTCTTCGATCAAGCAATTCAAGAATATATTCTTTTACTTGTGCATCTGGTGTTTTTGCGCACCAATCCAATAATTGTTTTCGGTTTGCAAAATCGCGATCAAAATATTGTTCTTTGTTTTTGAATGGCAGCGGCTCGCCAGTGAGTAAATTGTTTCGCGGATAATATTTTGTATAATATTCTGCAAGAGTAATTTTGTGTGAACGCAAATGCATGTGCAAACTTTTTTCGCTCTCGAATTGTTCGGAGCATATCTTGCATGTGTTCATAATTCAAAGTCGTAAACCTTCAACCAATCTTCAGGAAATCTGCGACGTGGGCCAATTGCCCCTTTGCGTTGTAACCACCAAAACAATTTTACAAATATTCTTGGCACATTAAATCGAAATCCTCGGGAGTTGGAAACTACTGGCGTTTCCGAATACAATCGTCGATACAATATTCTAGCACCAACATCTTGCATGATGCAATTTTCTATGTTGATGTTTCTCACCATCGGACGATCCACATCATCATAATCTGTCCAATTACCAATGTCAATACATGCCCCATCCCACCAATTCTTGAACGAACCAACAAATTTACAATTTTTAAATGTTATATTTTTTGCTCCACCTTTACATGTGATATGTTGTTTTGTATCTGGATTAGCAAAGAATGTACAATT